GCAAGTATGGCCATACGATTAGCATTTTTAACAGTATCAAGTTTACCAAAGTCTGATCTATTTATATTAGATGAGCCCGGCACAGCCTTAGATGAAGACAACATGGAAGGGTTTGTAAGAATATTAGATATGATAAAAGGCTATTTTAAAACTGTTGTCCTTATTTCGCACTTGGACAGTCTTAAAGACTGTGTAGATATGCAAATAAACATCGAAAGAAAAGATGGTTTCGCACACGTAAACATTTAGGAGGGTTAAATGGTGGCAAGATTGAAAGCATTTGCAGATAAATATACTGAAAGATTTATATCAAGGAAATTCCTTGCATGGTTGACAGCGACTGGACTATGTGCCTACGGTACAGTCACAAGTGACAACTGGACCGCAATCACGTTAGCGTATATCGGCACTCAAGCTTTAGTAGATATGGCTGTAAAGTGGAAGCATGGCCCAAGTGGTGACAATAATGGAATGGATAGCTTTTAAAAAAGCAGCCAGTACATGCTGGCTGTGGTTAAAAAATCACTGGCAAATACCTTTTATTATAATGTGGACTTTTTTTGTTTATTTTTTTTCTAAAAGGAACACTGATGCAATTATCGAAACACTAAAGATCAGAAAGGAATCCTACAAAGATCAAATCGAAGCTATTAATAGGATTCACAGAAATGAAATATTGAAAAGAGAAAATCTTATAGAAGAATATGATGAGACGTTAAAAAATATAGAACAGATCCTTAGAGAGAAACAAAAAAAACTAACAGAGTTGCAAAAAGAAATAATAAAAGATGTTATAATAAAATCAAAAAATGAACCTGAAGAGGTTATAAGAAAAATAGAACAAGAATTTGGGATAACATATGTTAAAGATAAATAAATTTATTGCTACTATGACTGCATTATCAGTTTTATTATCGCCATTGGCTGCTTTATCTGATCCAACATTTGGAGACTTGACTTTACCACCTGCATCTTTCACGTATATTGGTGAAGATGATTTAGATAAACTTAGGATAATTGGTTTAGATCCCGGGCCTGCATTTTGCTATGATGTAGATGCTAATGCGATTATAATTACAGCACCCGCTCGCGAACGTGCAAAGTGTGAACTGCAAACGCGTTATGAGCTTGAACGTCAACGTGCACGTCATACACTAGAGATTGGCCGGCTTGAGACCAAGGTTATCTCCTTGGTTGAAAAACATAAAGAAATAAATTTTATCAAAGATCAAGAGATAGAAAGGCTAACACAAGCAGCATTGAAAAGACCAAATGATTATTCCATTTGGTGGGCAGCCGGCGGCCTGGTTGTTGGAGTACTAAGCACATTGTTAATTGCGAGTGTATCAAAGTGAAGGTAAACTTTAGGCACCTAAAAGAAAAGAAGATGAGCTACATTTCCCATTTTTTGTTTGCAGCAGCAGTTTCAGCACAGCTTTTTATTAGATCTGTTTTGCTCTTAGTGCACTCTTTCTTACCTTGGTTAGAGTTTTCTAAGTTTGACATTGAGTCAACAATATCCTATTTAAAAAATAAACACAATGAATAAAAACTATAATAAAATAGCAAAGTATGAAAAAGCTATAAAAGACAAGTATGGCCATGACGCAATTAAGAACCCAAAGAGTGGCTGGAACGAAGAAAAAGAAAAATCATATCTTGAAGATTTGAGAAAATTTTATTCTAAAAAAGAAAAAACTAAAACAACAAAAGAGAAAGAAGGGTTTTCATTTATATCAAAATCCAAAAAAGAAACAACGAATAGAACTTGCCCTGTTTGTGGTAACTATTCGATGAAATCAACTGACGATGTTTATATGCTTAAGTTCGAATGCTGTTTTGAATGTTACATTCAGTATGTCGAAGGTAGAGAAGAAAGATGGAAAACGGGGTGGAGACCTAACAGCTAACTATTTATAGTATAAACTATTTATGTTGAGGTAAAAAACATATGGCTACAACTTTAGAAATTATTAATGGTATCTCTCAGGTACTAGCGAACTCTTATGACGGTGCACTCGATGAGTCAGGTGAACCAGTAAAGATTGGGCTCCGAAGGGAGGAGGGTAATCCATTACTAGATAGTCGAGTAATGGACGGTTTTGGTGCATACATATCTGGCAATCGACTACACATCAAATACCACAGCGAGATACCTTTGAAAGAGGTTCACTCATCTGGCTTCGAAGGAGAGATGGAGTCCATGGTGGAAAAGGTTAAATCCTTTATTCAAAAAGAGTTTAAAAAAGTCACAAAAGGCTCCCTTTCATTGTCAGATCCTAGTGAGGTTGACGTTTTAGTAGAATATATATCTCGCATACGCTGCAGCGTCAAAGTGCATAAATGTTTTCAAATTGGAGGAGTCGACTCTATGGTCAATAAAGGGAATAGCGAAGAAAGACCAACAGACCCAGCTTTTGAAAAAATGGTAGCACTTAGCGGCATTGGTGGCCCTACCGGTCTCCCGCGGAATGAAAAAATAAAGAGTTAAAATGTCCTTCACTCTTTCTAAGAAAGAAATAATGAAAGAGATAGTTAAGTGTGGAAAGACACCAGACTATTTCATAAACACCTACGCTAAGATAACCCATCCTCAGTTAGGGTTAATACCTTTTCATCTATATAGTTTTCAAAAGAACTTACTAAATGATTTCGAAGATTATCGCTTCAATGTTATCCTGAAGGCGCGACAGCTTGGTATATCTACAATTACTGCTGCATATGTAGCATGGCTAATGATGTTCCACAGGGAAAAGAACGTATTGGTTATAGCAACCAAATTCAACACAGCTGCAAATTTAGTTAAAAAAGTAAAAGCAATTATTAAAAATCTACCACCATGGTTGCGTATATCAAATGTCGACATAGATAACAGAACTAGTTTCGTCCTTTCCAACGGATCTCAGATTAAGGCGTCTTCAACTTCGGGCGATGCAGGTCGTTCAGAAGCTCTATCGCTCTTGGTTATTGATGAGGCTGCTCATGTAGAGGGTCTCGACGATCTTTGGATGGGCTTGTACCCTACACTATCAACTGGCGGACGTTGTATAGCTTTATCTACTCCGAATGGAGTTGGTAATTGGTTTCACAAAATATATTCTGAAGCTGATTCGGGCACAAATGATTTTCACCCAACTATATTGCCGTGGGATGTACATCCAGATAGAGACCAAGCTTGGTTTGAGAAGGAAACCAGAAATATGTCTCGTAGAGAAATAGCACAAGAGCTAGAGTGTAATTTTAATATGTCCGGCGAAACAGTATTTGCTTCACAAGACTTGGAAGTTTACTTAGAAATGTGCAAAGAACCAAAGTACAAGACTGGTTTTGATAGAAATCTATGGATATGGGAACAATACCAGCAAGGTGATGATTATTTTATGTCTGCGGATGTCGCTCGCGGCGACGGTAAAGATTATTCTACAGCATTAGTTTTCAAAACTAGAACAATGGAGATAGTAGCAGAGTATAAAGGAAAATGTACACCTGATGTTTTTTCTAAAATTTTATATGATATTGGGGTAGAATATGGAGGTGCTTTGTTGGTAGTAGAAAATAATACAGTTGGATTTGCAGTTTTAGATAAACTTAGAGAATCACAGTACCCTAATCTTTACTTCTCTGTTAAATCTACGCACGAATATGTAGAAGAATATCAGGCAGAGAGTATGAGTAATGCGGTCGCTGGCTTTTCTATGACTTCTAAGACTCGCCCTTTGATAGTTGCAAAGATGGAAGAATTCATTAGAAACAACCTAATTAACATATATTCTACGCGTCTTTTGGCTGAAATGAAGACTTTTGTCTGGAATAACGGCCGCGCAGAAGCCATGAGGTCGTATAATGATGACCTAATAATGGCATGTGCTGTTGGATGCTGGGTTAGGGATACGGTACTAGCGAACAGTCAGAGAGATCTAGAATATAATAAAGCATTCATAGGAGCGATAACTAGGTCCAGTAGTGAGTTAGATACCAGGATAACCGGCATGGTAGGCGTCAAAAACCTGAAGCTTAAAAACATCGCCAGAAAGCATAGTAAAACAGTTGAGCAATTTCCTTGGCTGTTCAAGGGATAAAAAATGGCAAACAAAATAAAAACCAACAAAAACAACACAAGAAACCCACAAAGTTTACTGTTTAGAAGGCTAACCAGACTTCTTTCTGGTCCGCTTACAAATTACAGAACGCAAACAAACCACAGACTTAGAAGAATACAGCTAGATAAATACTCTTCTAAATTCACTTCAGCCAGTGGTGCTGACTTTAAAAAGACAGCGTACAATCCTTATGACAGCTTACAGGCTCAAGCTATGGCTAGTCAGGTCCGGACAGAAAGGTATGTTGATTTTGATCAAATGGAGTACACACCAGAGATTGCTTCAGCGCTAGACATATATGCTGATGAAATGACTACGCACAGTGATCTTCAAAATGTTATAGACATTAAGTGTGATAACGAAGAGCTTAAGCTTATACTACATTCGCTATATTATGATATTATGAATATTGAATATAATCTTTTCACCTGGTGTCGCGCCATGTGCAAGTATGGTGATTTCTTTCTTTATTTAGATATTGATGAAAAATTAGGAATTACTAGCAGTATAGGGCTGCCCACAGCTGAAGTGGAAAGGCTAGAAGGTGAAGACAAGAAGAATCCAAATTATATACAATATCAATGGAATACTGCTGGGCTAACATTTGAAAATTGGCAGATCGCTCACTTTCGTATACTGGGAAACGATAAGTATAACCCATATGGAACCTCTGTACTAGAGCCCGCCCGAAGAATCTGGCGCCAGCTGACTTTGCTTGAAGACGCGATGATGGCGTATCGGATCGTTAGGTCTCCTGACCGTAGAGTGTTTTACATCGACGTTGGGTCTGTTCCACCACAGGACATCGAGCAATATATGCAGAAAGCAATGACGCAAATGAAGCGAAACCAGGTTGTTGATCCAGATACCGGACGTGTGGATTTACGCTACAATCCTCTTTCTATAGAGGAGGACTACTTTATACCGGTACGAGGTGGTACTAGTGGCACTAAGATTGAGCCTTTAAGTGGTGGTAAGTATACCGGAGATATTGATGATGTTAAATACTTAAGGGATAAGCTTTTTTCAGCATTGAAAATCCCATCTGCTTATTTATCTTCAGATGCGGAAAAGGCAGCAGAAGATAAAACAACTCTTGCACAAAAAGATATTCGCTTTGCAAGAACTGTTCAGCGACTACAGCGGTCAATTATAACAGAGCTAGAAAAAGTTGGAGTAATTCATCTTTACACCCTAGGATATAGAGATGAAGATTTAGTAAACTTTAAGATCAAACTTAATAATCCTTCAAAGATCGCAGAAATGCAAGAACTTGAACACTGGAAGACAAAGTTTGATATCGCTTCTTCAGCTACAGAAGGCTTTTTCTCTAAGCAGTGGCTAGCAAAAACGTTATTTGGCATGTCTGATGAAGAGTTCATACGTAACCGTCGTGAGATGTTCTATGATCGACG